ACGGCTTCAGCCCAACCGTCAGGCGACGTCGCAGAGAGAGTCCTTACCCCATCCGCCTTCGCCAGGATCGGATCGTCGCCGGTGAGGTCAAGTGCTTGATAATTGCGAGCCTTAGGGACGGCGCCGCGCGCCTTGCCGATCAGGGTGTTACGCCCAGACTCGAGAGGTATTCGTTCCATCCGTCCCCTCGCGCTTCTGGATTTCGGCTCATCAGCATGGCGGCGTTGAAGACCGCGACCAGCGGATCGATCTTGGCCCGCCCGGCGCTTTCCTTGGTGATCAGAACAGCGCCGCCGCGAACGACGGCCTTCGCGTTACCCACGCACCAGTTCATCATTCGACTTCCGCTGTGGCGGAAGGTTCGGTTCTTCAGCTTGATCTCAAGCCCCCACGATGCAGGAGACAAAGCCGCCCCCTGGCGGATGGACGACAGGATCTCGCCCTCGATCTTTCGCAAGGCCAGTTCGTCAACCAGGGCGCCGATCCCGTAAGGGTCCAGACCGATGGCGTACTTTTCCGGAAACATCCCGGCGTTGAAGACTTGCTCAAGGATATCCGCAGCCTCGCGGATCGGCTGAAGCGGATCCTCACAAATCACCAGGTCGCCGTCGTCGGCGAACTCACGTAGCTGCGTGGCGATGTCCTGCCGCCGCTGCAGCACGTCGTCGTGCGCCCAGCCCCGAGACCACGACAGCCAGTCGCGCGTCTCACGGCAACGACCGATGAGCCCCAGTCCCATGAGATCATCCAGGCCGCCGCCATCGACGCCCGCCACCACAACCTCCGAGCGGGCCATCAATTCATCGATCGTCAGGCCTTCGTGGGCAGCCCCGATCCAATGATTGGCGCCGGCCCATCGGTCTGCCGCCAGGCGCAAACCAATCTCGACATTCAGATGCTTGGCGAGAAAGACCTGCTTCTCGCCGGCCTGTGCGTTGATGACCTTCTTCAGTTCATCCGCCAGCCACTCGACGAAGACCGAGCGTCCCATGTTCGGGTTGGTGATGTAGAAGTTCGCCGGGTCGAGGTAGGCCTCAGCCTCAAGCATCTCCTCCGGGTACTCATAGATCAGCGGCAGGCTGCCCGGATCGATGATCGTGCCGTCCCGAACCTGTCGGAAGTAGTCCAGCTTCGCCTTGAACACCCCCGCCGGAGCCTCATCCGACTGGGTGCTGGCCCAGATCACAAACCCTTCCGGCCGCGCGATCAGCCCCCCCGTGGCCTCCCGCAACATGGCGTCCGCCTTGGGACGCTTGCCGAAGACCCAGAGCTCATCAACGAAGATGAAGCCCGCTTTTTTCCCGGCCGCCGTGTCCGTGTCCGCCGCGACCACCTTTAGCGTCGCCTTGGTCGTCAGGTGCGTAATGGTGCGCGTGTGCTCCTGAATATGCATCAAATCGCGCAGGTCGTCGTCCTCCAGGATCATATCCCGGGCGGGCTGAAACGCGTTGTTCGCCACCTCCAGCGTCGGGGCCAGGATCAGCAGCTCTGCCGAGTGCCTCCAGTTGCGGATCAGGGCCGTGACCATGATCCCGGCGGCGATGGTCGACTTCGAGTTCTTCTTGCTGATCAGCAAGAAGAACTCGCGGATCAGTCGCCGACCTATTGAGGCGTCATAGGCGCCGAAGATCGCCCGGACGAAGTCGAAGACCCACTCCTCGCAAGCCTCCCCGAAGGTCGGCTTGCCCGGCGCATCCACGATGCGGAGCGACTTGAAGACGCGAAGCGCTTCCTCAGCCTCATCCTCGAAGAGCGGCGCCGGCAGCAGTGATCGACCGGCGACGATCCTCTCGCGCCAGTCCGGACAGGCCGTCGAATGCACGAACTAGTGCTGCTTGGCCTGAGGCGGGGCCGGAGTGGCGTACAAGCCGCCGACGCGTTCGGCGGCGGCCTGGCGTTCAGCCTTCTTGCCCATGGGGACCTCTTTGACTTCGCGATGACGAACCCGGTTCGCCGCCGCCTTTGCCGGCCCCTTGCCGAACTCCTCGCGGATGTACCTCGCAGCGCTGACGTTGCCGTTGATCGCCTTGCGCCACATGGCCTCATTGAGCACCGCTTGGGCGAGGTCCGCCCCCTCCTCAAGCTCCCGAAAATAATACTTCCTCAGGGTCGGCTCGCTCAGGCCGATGCGGCTCGCAATAACCTCGACTGTCTGACCGGAAGCCTTAAGAACCGCAACGTTTTCAGCAACTTGCTTTAACCAGCGATGACGCTTGCGCCCGCGTCGGTCCTTGGGCGGCGTCCAAGGATCACCCCACAGATCAACATCGCCCTCGATTTCATCGCTCATCAGAAAAAAATCCCTGAATGCGGGGGTCGCGGGTCTCGGGACGAAGGGGGCCCCGGACTTTCGATGCCCCCCCGGGGGCTGGGTCAGTCCCAGACCCCGCGATGGTGCAGGCTGGCCTGTTCCTCTTTCTGGATCTGGCTGTCGTGGACAGCCTTGCTGACCGTCTCAAGGTTCTCAGGATCCCAGAACAGGGCTTCGCTGCCGCGATGCGGGCGTCTGTGGTTCACGGTCGGACTGTCCGGCGCGGGATACTTGCCGCCGAGGATCACCCCTGACCGCTGGCAGGTGTAGGCATCGCGCAGCAACACCTGCTGCCTCAGCGCCCGCCACCTCGCCGTCTTGTACCAGGCGCGCCAAGGTGCGCTGTCACGTTGGCGCTGGAGCGGCGCACGCTCCTCGGCCATGGGCGGCTTGCCGATCCGATGACCCGGCGACGACAGCCGAGAGGGCGGGCTGCTGAGCTTGGCCATCGCACCGCCTCACCATCACCCGCCAGACATGCAAAACCCGCCGCGACGGGGTCGGGCGGGCTGCAAGGCGCATTTCTGAACTTGCTGACTTAGATGCTCTTAGCGTTCCCGATTCGCAAGCGCCCTTTTCAACCTCTCATCCGAAACCCGCAGCATAGGGCCCGCGAGGGCGAGAGCCTTCACCAACAGCTTGGCATTGGCGGCCCACCCATTGCCGCCGCCGCCGATGGACCTGATCGTCTCGCCACGTCCGGCGACGGCATCCATGACCGCCATCGCCCGCTTGTCGCCCACCGCCGCCACGACCAGCTTGAGCCGAACCGCCGCCAAGCCGCGCTCAAGCGCCGACCACACCGCACCATCGCTGTTCATGCGCGGCGCGCCGGTCCGTTCGTTCAGGCAAGAGCCGACCGAAGCCTGCGCCCTGGCCACCGTCTGGCGATAGAGCATCCCGTCAGCCAGCCCCTGATCGTCCAGCGCGCCCGACTTCCACAGGCTCTCCAGGCCATCCACCCGCTTGGCCCGGGTCGCGGTCTCGACCTTCAGAACGGGCTCGCCCTGGTGACGCAGAACAGCGCCATGGGTATCGCGCACAAAGCTGGCGGTCTCGATCACTTCCAGCGTCACGCCCGCCTCGGCGCCACCCAGAGCGACGACGCTCTCCACGATGCCGGCTTCAACCGCCGCCGCCTCACGCGCCGCCGCCAACTGGCCCTCGACCCGACGCACCATGTTCGCCGCCTGCCGCCGCTCCTCAAGCGAGCCCTGCGCCAGAACCGCCGCGCGTTCGAGCGCCACGGCCTGCGCCCGGTTCAGGGCCTGACCGTTGACGACGATCTGATCGGCTTCCATCACGCCAGCCGCATGGGCCAGCATCTTCGCCGCCGCGCTCACCGCCCTAGCCATGACGCGCACTCCCGGCCGCTGCGATCTCGACCCTGACGCCGATGGCCTTCAACGCTTGCCCCGCCCCGTCGCGCAGCCTCTGGCCCGCAATCGAGGTGGCCGCCATCACCGTCCGACGATCACCATCCCACCCGGCCGAGCGCAGGTAGCTGGCCACGCCCGCCGCCCCGAGGGTGCTGACGACAGCCGCTTCAACCTCGGCCGGGCCGTCCCATGCGCTGACGGGCGTTGCGGACGCGATCGGCCCCTCAGTCAGCCACGCCACGAACCGACCCTCGTCCAGCCAGCGATGCAGGTTCATCGCCTTGCCCCGCCCGAAGTCCGGGTCGCGCGCAACGGCGGTCAGGACCGCGCCCAGCATCCGTTCGCCGGTCAGCCCGCTTCGCGCCTCGGCGTCCGCCCAAGCCCGCTCGACCAACTCGGGGCTGACCCGTTCCGGCGCCTTTTCCGACCAGGCCTTCAAGGCCGCGTCTCGCTCGCGCGCGCTCGCGGTGGGTTTATAACCCTTGGTAATTCTATTCCCTATTTGGGTGACACCACTGTCACCCATAGGGGTGACGCCACTGTCACCCGTGGGGTGACACCCATGACACCCGTCGCCCTCGCTATGGGTGACACCACTGTCACCCATAGGGGCCGACGCTTCTGCCGCAGCCTCGGCGCGAATGCGTTGCATCAGATTGCCATGACCCTGCTCCAGCGGCAGCCGATAGATCGGCACCTGCCGTCCGCCGCGCATCTCATGCTGTCTGCCCGTCTCGATGATCAGGCCCGCTCCTTTCAGGGCGGCAAGGCTGCGCTGGATGGTTCTGTCCGTGCACTGGCACGCCATGGCCAGCACCCCGACCAAAACCCACACCTCGCCCTCGGCGTCGGCCCACTGCGCCAACTCCTTCAACACATCCTTGGCCTTGCTGGTCGGCGCGTCCTGCGCCGCCGCCCACGTCCTGGCGATGTCGCTCATGACCCGACCCTCGCCGCGACCAGACGCCCCGGACCGCGCTGCTCCCAGCCGCCGATCGGGGCCGGCGTCACCACCCCCGGCTCTTCGACCACCCGACCATCCATGACCTTTTCCAGCAGCGTGATCGCGGCCGTCAGCTCGCCCGCCTCGGCGTTCGCCTGCCCGGCCAGCTGACGCCAGTGCGCCGGGTCCTCGGCCTTCAACGCCGCGTCGTTCAGGATCTGGCGATGCACGTCGACAACGGCCCGCCTCTGCTCTCGCAGGATATTCAGCGCTGCCTGCATGGCGTCGCTCCCCAACTCAACATCACGTCCAGCCCCTGTCGCGCGCCAGCCAGATCGGCATGGTCCACACGTTCTCGTCACGGCCTTCACCGCGCCTGCACTGGCTCTTCGGAACCCACTTCGCCTCGCGCCGGTCGATGCCGCGCGCCAGCAACCAGCCGTCAGGCGTCTGGTCGTGCAGGGTCATCTCCAGGGCGACCTCACCCTGCTTCGGCGGCGCCGTGGCGGGCACATGGCCGAACAGATCGCCGGTCATGCCGCCGCCTTCAGGCCTGCGAAGGCCATGTCGCTGTCACGCGTCAGGCGGGCCGCCGCATCGGGATCGACCCATAGCTGGCGCGCCTCGCCGTCGAACCCGTTCCAGCCCGGCACGACGCCCGGCTTGACGAAGATGAACCAGGCATAGGCGGTCGCCGTCGATTGCCCTGGCACCCACACGCCCTTGCGCAGGCCCGACCCCTTCCGGGGCATGACCACGGTCGCGTACAGGCCGCAGTCGCTGAACAACTGGTGTCGGCCCTTGCCTTCCAGCAGCCGCAGCTGCAGCAGCATCGCCGCCCCGATCAGCGACCGCCCATAAGCCCGCCGGACGAAAGGTTCCGTCTTGTCGCCAAAAGGGGGATTGGTCGCGGTCCAGGCCGGAGGCGCGCCCCACCAAGGGGCTCGACGACTCGGCGCACGCCCCGGATGCAGATAGTCCTGCGTCACGATGGGCACGGCGCCGGGGCGCTGCGGATAGGCAGCGATGTCTGACGCCAGAACCCGACCGAACACATCGCTAAGACCATGGGCCAGATGCCCCTCGCCGGCGGCCGGTTCCTCGCAGTCGCCGCTCAGGCCGTGCCGGATCGGCAGGCCCAGTCGCTCCAGAGCCTCGCCCAGCGCCCGCCCCCACCAGGGCGGCGAGGGGAAGTAGTCCAGGCTCGACGGGCCCTCAACCCGGCTCGCCATGGTCGCGCGATGGTTGGACACCGCCATCAGCAGAGCCCGCCGAAATCCGCCAGCGCCGCCTCGGACGACCGCCAGGTGCGATAGGCCAGCCGCTCGAATGGGCCCTCGGCGTGGTCCGCGCGCCGAAATCCATAGGTCTCCGGCCGGCAGCTCACGCGGGCCGCCGCCATGGTCGTCCCGTCCTTTAGCCGCACCCCCATGGCCACGCCGTCGCTGTCGACCGCACAGACCGGCCATGCTGACCACAGGCCCATGGTGGCGTTGACGCAGGTCACCAGCAGGTCGCCCGGCGTCAAGGCTCGCCGCCCGGCTGCATCGGCAGCCCGGCCCGGGAAGTTCAGAATGTCTGCGCTCATGGTTAGGCCGAGGCCCCCGCCATTCGAAGGATCGGCACCTGGAACACCCGGCTCAGCATCTCCAGTTGGGACCGATCACCTGACGCCGCACAGCTTTCTGCCGCCGTCGCCCGCACCCTGCGGTTTCCCGGTTCGAAGACCCTGACCGGATCCACGCCCCACTCTCGCGCCGCATCAACCAACGCCCGGGCCGCCTGTTCTGCCGTAATCATCGTCACCGCCACACCTCCGGGCGCCCGGCATGGGCGCGGTTGAAATCATCGGTCGCCAGCTGGTGCAGGCGCTGATCCAGAAAGACCGCGCCATCGCTGACCATCGCCGCCATGCCCCGACGCAGCGCCTCCGCCGTCTCGCGTCGTGCGAAGGCCCGGGTGATGCGGATAAAGCCCTTCGCCACGTCCGACGTGGCGGCGCCGGCCTGGCGTTCGAACAGGTCGGGCGCGGCGCCGTTGATCCGGTTGGCCAGATCGGCCCGGCGCCGCAGCGCCTCCTCGCCGGCGTCATTGCGGTCAACATCGGCCGCGCACCGCCCCGCAAGGTCGAGCAGGCCCAGCCATTCCGCCCGCGTCCGCACGCCTGTCGCTGCCGGCCGGGTCTTGCGTCGGTCGCGCCACCCGGTCATGCCGCACCGTCCCGGCAGGGCTTCAGGCCCGCCATCTCGCTCAGCCGCGCCATGCCCTTGACGCTCAGCCCCGTCCCGCGACCGATGCCCAGGAACTCGACGCCCAGCGCCTCGGCGTCACGCCGCGCTGCCTTCACGCGCCATGCGCGGGCAGCATCCGTGTCGCCGCCGCCCTGTGACGTCACGGTCATCAGGCCCTGCGTCAGCGACGCCGCCGGCAATCGCGCGCCATTGGCCCGCCACAGCCGCGCAATGATCCGCGCGTGAACCGAGATCACGCCCTTGTCGATCAACGCCCGCCGCACCCGGCCCGCCGCCGTGATCGCATCCACCGGCTTCGGCCCCGCCGCATCCAGCACCAGACCGCCATACAGGCGGCGCAGGTCGATCTCCGACGCCCCGGTCATTCGCGCCAATGCGGGCCAGGTCACGCCCCGGTCGCGCTGCTGGGCCACATAGGCGCCCCCCACATCCGACGCCCGCGTCATGCGGCGCCTCGCTTGGTCAGGGGGATCAGGCAGGCCTCGACGTCGTCCAGGTGCGACTTCGCCGTCTGCACGATGTCCAGCAGGCCCGCCGCCTCGCGGGGGTCGATCTCGCCGTCCGCCATGGCCTCGCGGATATGGCGCTGCAACTCAGCCCCGGTCTCCGTGACCTCGCTGGCCTCGTCCCGCAGCTCGCCCGCCGTCCCGGTGCTGGGCCGCGCCTCGGCCATGGCCCGCGACACCAATGGCTGACCGCAATAGGCTTCCAGGCACAGCACGATGTCGATGGGCGCCATGTCCGGCGCCCTGACGTTCTGGCACCGCGACAACTGCTTGGCGGAGTAGGGGCGGCACTCGGCCGCACAGGCCGCCTCGGCTTCAGCCAGACCGCCGCAGGCCGCGATCAGCAACCGCATGCGCTGTTTCAGCCAGTTTCGTCGCGCGCTCATGCCGCCAACTCCGGGAAATGTTGATCAAGGGCGCGCAGGATGGCGGCCTGCCGCTCCGGCCCGCGCGGGGCGGGCTCGGCGTTCCAGAACCTGCGCAGGGGGATCGCCGCCACAGGCGACGGCGCCGCCCGCACCTTGGCCCGAACGGCCGGCGGCAGGTCGTCATAGGCCGCCAGATCGGCGGCGCCGGTGGCGGGATAGACCTTTCGTGGAGCGATGGGCGCGCTCATGCCGCCGCCCCTTCCGGTGACGAACCGGGTTCGTCCGTTCGCGAGACGTTCTCTGAGGGATTCTCGGCGCCACAGCCCTCGGCGGGCGCCATGGTGCGGACCTTCACGGAGCCGCCCCCATGCACGACACCCTTTTCGAGCGCAGTCAGATCGGCGTCAGCCTTGGCCAATCGGCGCACGCCGATATCGGTCGCGCCGACCGCGAGGTTCTCGATTTTGAAGGTATCGTTGAACAATCGCTTGGACAGCCAGACGCGCGACAGGCCACGAGCCTCGCAGTAAGCGTCACACCGGACGATGAAGTCGGAAATAGGCATGACCGCTTGAGTAGGGGGAAACTTCCCCCATCGTCAAGGGGAACTTCCCCCTCGGGGGTTTTCCCCCTTGAGGGCAAACTCCCGGTCATGTCCTCAATCAACCGCGAACGCCTGCGAGAGCTCATCAAAGAGCGCAACACCACTGCCCGCGCGGTATCGCGCGAGTTGGGCGGCAATGACACGCTCCTGCGGGATATCCTTTCCGGAAAGAGCAGGAACGCCCGCGGAGACACGCTTCCGAAAATCGCAGCCTACTTCGGCGTGGATCTGTCTGACCTGTTGATCGATGATGGCGACGCGCCGCGTGCTCGATCCTCTACGCCCTCCATGACGGCGCTGCCCCTGCTCGGCAAGGTGCAGGCCGGTGCATGGCTGGAAATGGACGACACCAGCCAGGTCGAGCCCCAAATGCTAAGCGCGGCGCTGGATCGTCGATATCCGCAGGCTCGACAATGGCTCCGCGAGGTGGATGGAGACTCGATGAATGCCCGCAACATCTTCCCTGGCGATTTGGCGCACATCGTGGAAATCATCGGCTCCGGCGTGAACCTGAACTCAGGCATGATCGTCGAGGTGACGCGCCATCGCGCCGGCGGCTCGCTCCGCGAAATCACCCTCAAGGAAGTCGACGTTGCAGACAGTGGACAGATCACCCTCTGGCCCAGATCGACCAATCCAAAATGGCAAGATCCCGTGCGCCTCACAGAAAACGGCGATCAGGACGTGCAGGTTGAAATCACTGGCCTTCTCCTCGCCAAGATAACCCGTTTCTGATGGACGTGGGGGAAATATCCCCTACATAGGTTGACAGGGGGAAGTTTCCCCCACTAGGTTCCGCTCGTCCGCACCGGTTGAGCGTCCCTTCAACCCCTCCCGACCGCGCCGCCAGTTCCCCGCTGGCGCCGGTGCGGACACCCTCTTTCGCGGAGCGTGTCCCATGCCTTCACCTGCCGAACAGTTCCCCATCGTCGCCGCCCGCAGCTATGCCGGCGGGGCGATCCAGTGCCTGTCGATCGCTGACGCCTTCGAGCGCGCCGACCCCCGCCGCGCCGACCGTATGCTTGAAGAAGCCCTCGCCGGTCTGGACGCCGCCCGCGATCAGATCCGCGCGGCCCAGACGCAGGCTCTGGCGCGCCGCCGCGCCGTTCGTCGCCCCGTCTTCAGCCCCGCCGCCACCGCCGCCGCCCTTGCGGGCGCGATCCTGCCCTGGCTGACCCTCGGCGGCCTGCCGTCGTGAACGGGCTGCAGGTCTTCGTCCTGATCCTGGGCGCCCTCGTCATCTCCTTCATCCCCCTTCGCCGGAAGCGCTGACCATGACCGACCAGCCGACCACGCGCGAACCTTCGCGCCCCGACTTTCCCGCCGTCGTCCACACCTACACTGACGCCCTGCGCATTTTGCGTGAGCGCGGACCGTCCAGCGCGGCGGCCCTGGCGACAGCGACGCAGCGGGTTCTGTCCAACGTCCGCCGCGACCTGACCAAGCTGATAGCGGCGGACGTGGTCACCGTTTCCGGCGATGCTGAAGGGCAGGCTATCGCCATCACTGACAAGGGCCTGAAGTGGGTGGCGGGTCAGGACGTGGCCGAGGGCCTGAGCGACGAACCCGGTTCGTCACAAGCCGCGGCTGACGGCGGCGTCATCTTCCTGACCCACGCCCAGATCTTCCCCGACCACGCCAATGCCCGCCGCGACTGGGACAGCGACGAGGCCAAGGACGAACTGGACGCCCTGCGGCAGGACATCCTGCAGAACGGCCTTCTTCAGAACTTGGTCGTGCGGGCCGATGACTTTGGCGGCGTGATCAAGGTCGAGACCGAACAGGGCGCGCCTGTCCCGACCTATGTCCTCGTCGGCGGTGAACGTCGCTGGCGGGCCATTGGCGAAGCCATCTTTGACGGGGACTGGGACTCAAGCCGCCCGATCCCCTGCCGCTTGCTGGAAACCGACGACCTCGGCCATCGGCTGGCGGCCCTCGCCGAGAACCTGCAACGTCGCAACCTGAACCCGATCGAGAAGGCCAAGGCTTTCGAAGGCCTGTCCAAGTGCGGCCTCACGAACAAGGAGATCGCGGACCGCGTCTCCTCAACCCCCGAACACGTCCAGCAGCACCGCCGCTTTCTCCAACTGGACGAAACCGACCAGCAGCGCATGACGCTGCCCAAGGATGACCCGCGCCACCTGTCGGTGCGCGAGGCCCGTCAGAAGCTGGCGAAAAAGGATGATGCGCCAGCGCCGACCGAACTTTCGCCTGCGGAATGGCTGGCCCTCGTCGAGGCCATGTTCGCCGCCTACGAGATGACGGAATACGGCAACCTCTGGAACAAGGTCGTGGTGGCCCCGGGCGCCCGCGACACGCCCGAGGGCCAGCGCCTTCAGGTCCTCGGCGTCCTGCAGTTTTCGGACATCGAGAATTACGGCGACCACATCGGCCGGTTCACCGTCAAGCGGGCCTACGGCGCCCCGCAGGGTGTCGACTGGTGCGCGCCCGGGCTTCCCGAAGGGCTGCATAGCAACCGTGAAGGCCGCATCGCCGCGCTTCGCGATGCGCAGGCGAAGGTTTTCGGCGCCGACGCCCCCGTGTGGGACGACGAGACCCCCACGCTCGGCACGCCCTGGCTCGCCGATGCGGGAGAGATGACGGAAGAGGGCGCCGCCTTGGTCGAGGCTGCCCGCCTCGAAGCTGAAAAGCGCCAGCAGGACAGCCAGGATCGCCTTGCCGCGGCGGCCGCGCGCAACGCAGTCTGGGCCGAGGCGCGCCAGCGGCATATGCGCCTGCTGGCCATCGCTCAGGAACGCCCGGAGGCGGGACAGCCCGACGAGGTCATGGCCATCGCCGCCGACATCGAGCGGCCCTTCCCCTGGTCCGCCCTGCCCAACGGCTTCATCGTCGCCGCCAACGGTACGACGGTGAAACAGCCCTACCAGTACGGCGGCCCGCCAACCGATCAGGAACTGGCGGTCAACCAGATGATCGTCGTCGCCGCCAACACGGCCGCCGGCCTCGCCACGCCGATTACAGCCGCAGGCGAGAAGGAAGGCGTCCTCGACGAAGAAGCCTTCCTTCAGGCCCTCGCCGACGCCATCGAGCTCAATACGGCAGTCATTGGCGGCCCGGAGCCAGATTGGCTCGAAGAGGCGGCGAAGGTGCTTGAAGCCTTCCTTGCCGAGAACGGCGTCGCTTTCGGCGACGAGGGCTTCGGCTGGGACGATGAGGCCGCCGGGATCCTCGCGGATGCCTACCTCGACTCTGACGGTGAAGCCGACGAAGGCGAGGCCGCCGCCTGATGATCCGCCCCTTCATCGACGCCGCCCTGCTGGGCGCCCACGGCCACAGCGCCGCCCCCGTCACCCGCATCCGAAAAGGACCCCGCATGTCCCAGGACATCCGCTTCGCCCTGCTGCCCGGCCTGAACACGCGCGAGCAGATCAAGGCCTTCCCCGACCTCAACACCCTCGCGCGCCACATCCAGCGCGAGCGGGGCGACCACGGCCTGGACCTGAACGAGGTCGAGGACATGGAGATCGCCGACCGCCCCGCCGCCACGCGCGGGGTCGAGGTCTGGACCATGAACGACGGCAACGACCGCGTCCGCTTCATCGGCTATGCCTACCTCGACGATCAGGGACTGGAAGCGCTCCGCGCCGCCCTGCGCCGGAACCGCCTGGTCATCGCCCCGGCCGACCACGCCGAGGCCGCGTGATGGACGCCCTCAGCTTCATGCCCCCGGCCACGACGACGCCTGCACCGGCCGAGCCGCCGCGCCAGAACCGCCGTCAGCAGGCCAAGGCCGCCACTCGCCAGAAGGTGCTGACCGCCGCCGAGAACCTGTTCGACAGGGTCGGATACAAGGCCGGAACCATCCGCGACATCGCCGTCGGCGCCGGTATGTCCACCGGCGCCGTCTTCGCCAACTTCGAAGACAAGGACGCCCTGTATCTGGCCATCTATGGCCATCCGGCCCTGACGCCGGAACAGGGCCGCCACCTCGCAGCCGCCCTGCGCAAAGCCGTCGAGTTTCTGGAAGGCTTCGAACACGACCCTTTTCAGGTCGGCCTGCACGATCTTCTCGCCGACTGCCGCGAGATCCTGCCGCCCGCCAGACGGGAACCGGCCTGACCCCATTCGCCGGGGCGTTGCTGGCCGTCCCGCGCGACCTTCTCGCCAGCCCTCATCCACCAAGGAATCGACCATGACTGACAACCTGCAATCCGCCCTGATCGGCCAGAAGGTGATCGTGCGAACCTATTCGGCCAGCGTCCACATCGGCACCCTGACCGCCAAGGCCGGCAAGGAGGTCCGCCTCTCTGACGCACACCGCGCCTGGTATTGGAAGGGCGCCTTCACCCTGAGCGAGGTCGCCACCAAGGGCGTGTCCACCGGCTCCAAGATCGGTGTCGCCGTCCCGACGATCGAGCTGACCGAAGCTATCGAGATCATCCCCATCAACGACGCCGCCTTCGCCACGCTGGAGGCCCACGTTGAGCGGGCCTGACGCCGCCCCGGCCGTCTCCGGCTCCGGCTACGGCGACGGCTCCGGCTACGGCGACGGCTACGGCGACGGCTACGGCTCCGGCGACGGCGACGGCGACGGCTACGGCGACGGCTACGGCGACGGCTCCGGCGACGGCGACGGCGACGGCTACGGCGACGGCTACGGCTCCGGCGACGGCTCCGGCTACGGCGACGGCTCCGGCTCCGGCTACGGCTGAGCCGGTCCTGTGGCCGCCCTCCGGGCTCGTTGCCTCCGGTCTCGCACCGTCGGGCGGCCACAGGACTCACGCCCTTCCATTTTCAGGACCTAGATGATGACCGACCTGTTCGGCGGATCGCCGACTATAAAAGCCCTGTCGATCTGGGAGCCTTGGGCATCCCTGATCGCTGCGGGCGTGAAGCGCCACGAGACCCGCCACTGGGAAACCAGCTACCGCGGACCCATCGCCATCCAGGCCGCCAAGACGCTGGATCTCGCCGGAGCTCCGGATCAGCTCTGCCAGGATGTCCTCGGCCCATTCTGGCCCAAGGATCGCCCGCGCGGCATGGTCGTCGCCATCGGCTACCTGACCGACTGCATCCCGACCGATCAGGTCTTGCAAGAACTGACCGCCGCAGACCGTGAGGCCGGAAACTACGCCTCCGGCCGCTTCGCCTGGCGCATTGATCGCGTCCGTCCGTTGACGAACCCGGTTTGCCTGACGGGCCGACAAGGCC